GTATTGTTGTTGTTGTTGGCGTTGGCGTTGTTATTGTTGGTGTTGGCGTTGTTGTTGTTGGTGTTGGCGTTGTTGGCGTTGTTGGTGTTGGCGTTGTTGGCGTTGTTGGTGTTGTAGATTTTGTTATTTGAGTGGCTGGAGGTGGTACTAAATCATGATTTCTATTAGCCATCATTTCATTAAGACGAGTATTTAGTTCAGTAGAATCAAACGGTATATCAGCAACTTCATTAAAGCTGACTTCTTTAGGTGCATCATGTTTTACCAATTGTATGAATTCTTCTTGTTTATTTTTATATTGTTCATTTAGTTCTATTTTAACTTCTTCTAATGGTTTTTTAGTAGAAAATTGTTTTAAAAAAGGTAATTGTTCCATCATTTTAACAATAACCATTTTGTTTCTTTCTTGAGTAGATTTATTACCTAATTGACCAATTTCAGTTATAACCTTTTCATATAATTCAGTAACACGATTAAAATATGAATCCGGAATATTTATAAATGCATTAGCGTCTTGTAATAGTCCCCATACTAATGATTTGTTTTCTGTCGAGAGAAATAAATTAGACATATAAAAAGATATGATATAATATTTTTATATCATATATTTTTATTAAAAGCTATTTGACCGTTTAATAATTTGAGTCCGAACTTTTTTCATAATATCGTTATATTGCTGACGAACATCTGCATAATATAACATAATAAATTCCGATTTTTGATGCTTAATTAAAAAATACCTTTCTTAATTCTATCATTGCTGAATCTGGTATACGTTTTTTAAATATAGTAGGTAAAGTATTTGTTTTGATTAATGTTGATATTATATATAAAACATACATACCACATTCTGTATTAGAAAACTGATGTTCAGTTGTATTTGTGTACTCTTTTAATGTGATTCCTTTAGATTTTGCTTGAGATTTAACAGTATTAATAAATTTTCGAATTTCTTTTGGTGTATCATCTGCATTACTATCAAAATAATAAATAAATTCCTTATCTATATTAATAAAGAGACAGATCCAATGAGATCCGCTAAGATAATGTGGATCAGTATTAAAAATAATACCAATTTTAGATATACCATTTTTAATATAGGAATCAAGATTAAAATTGCAAAGATCATTCCATACACACTGACCAAATAATTTCTTTTTATTAAAATCAATAGGAGATGGACCAATAAAGCGAAATTTTGGATATGCTTTTTCATATTGCTTCATTACCTTATTAATATCTGTACTATTTAGCCATTCATTAGGATTTTCTTTCCATGTTGATGGTGCATTTGGAGCAAAAGTATCTTGGTTAAATCTGCGATCTGTTTTATTAAGCATAAAGGTTTGATCTAGCCAACACCGTTCAGTAGAACATTTATCTGAAAGTTCCGATTTTAATTGTTCCCATATTTTACGCGGTTTATTGCTTTTAATTTTGGTTGCTTTGTGTGTAGAATTCCATTCCATTTTTAATTTATTTAGTAATGGTGGTGTATAACAAGAAAAATCCAATTTAGAAGTAGGACTGCAATTCAGTTGTTTAAACTTTTTAGGTTGCTTTTTACGCGATTTTCTTTTTTTTTTGCTCAAATATTGTCTGGCAAGTTTAAGTTGTTTTCTTGTTTTTTTCCCCATATTATATTTACTTGAGATTTTTCTTTTTTAGACCTTTAGTTTTTAATATTGGATCCTTAGTATTTGTGATTTTTTTTTGTGGTAATATTTTATCCTGAACATTAACATTTATTTTTTTAATAAAATTATCTAAATTATTTACTGGCTTAGGTATATTTATTAATAATTTATCAAAATCATTGTTACATATATCCATACTTATATCTGTTTCTATTGATACTGAATTATCTACTAAATCATCATATTCAGATTGTAAGATATCTTTTTCGTCTAATTGTTTTAGATAGTAAATAAGTGCAGTAGTATAATTTAGAAAGGCTGGTTTCAAACTATCATTAATATATATTCCTTTACACATATCTTTTGATAATTGACAAATCCGTTTTCTATAAAATTTGATATCTGGAATAAGAGTTGCATCATTATGTTCCGATTTTGCCAATTTCTCTTGAAGTAATGGATTTAATAGAAATTCTAAAGTAACCTTATTTATATATTTTTCAGTATCCATAATATATAAATACTTAATTATCTTTTAATTGTTGTCGCGTATGATTATTAAATAACTTATTTCCTAAATTAACTGGAGTTGGTTCAAAAGGAGCTTCTACAGTTTTATCTTTTGATAAGGGTTGTGTTGGTTGAACTAAATTAGCATCAAAAAGATTTGGAAATATGCCTTGTGTATTATCGGAATGAATTGTAGAATTATATAAATCACTAGTACTATTTGGAGCATATTGAGATTGAGGGAATTTTTGTAAAGCATATATTTGATTTCGTAATATAGATTCGGTATTTACATTTGAAGTAAATCCACTCCAGCTACCCTTTCTATCTCCGGGGTTAAAAGTATTTGCGGTATTAGTATTATATTGCATAATTCTACTATTGCAAGGTCCAGTAGGGATAATATTATCCAGTGGACGAGTAAATTTAGTTTGTGTTGGCCGTGCATCAATTAATACATCAACATTACCAGTAGCAAGATTTCTTGCTAAAAGACGACCGTTTATTTCATCTACAGTGCTTAGATTACAGATTCCAGAATTACTAATCATATATTTTATACTGTTATAATAAAACAAATCTAAAGATTTAATTAATTATTTATTATATAACATGTGCGGAATTTTTGCTTTACTTAATAACAAAGATACAAAATTAAATATTAATTTTATTAAAGAGCAATCAAATAAGGCAAGCCATAGAGGACCAGATAATTCCAAAACAGAAATTCGTAATAATGATTTCATAGCGTTTTATAGGCTTGCAATAAATGGACTGGATCCACAATCCGATCAACCATTTATATTAAATAATATACTTTTGATTTGTAATGGTGAAATTTATAATTATAAGCGATTATATGAGTTAATCAATGTAAAGCCAATAAGTAATTCTGATTGTGAAATTATTATTCATATGTATCAAAAGTATGGGATGGAATATACAATTAATGCACTAGATGGTGTTTTTGCGTTTATATTAATTGATTATGAGAATAATAAAGCATTTATTGGGAGAGACCCATATGGTGTAAGACCATTATTTTATTTATCTAATAAAGAAATTGGCGAATCTGATAAATGGGAAAATACCATTTTGGAGAAAAATATGTTAGGGTTTGCATCTGAGATGAAACAATTGCATCAATTTACTCAGAAACAATCATTTGATTATGATGGAACAAATAAATTAGTTATTCAGTCATTTTCGCCAGGAACATTAATGACATTACAGTTATCAAATGATAATAAGTGGTATATTGAAGATACTCAGCAATATACAACATTTAATTTAAGTAGGATCTCTCCTGCAGATATTGATATTGATGAGAAATTTATTTTAAATAGCTTACATGATATTTTTTGTGAAGCAGTTTATAAAAGAGTTCAAACAACTGATAGACCGATTGCTTGTTTACTATCTGGTGGTTTAGATAGTAGTATTGTTGCGTCACTAGTTGCAATGATGTATGATAAACAATTAGAGACTTATAGTATTGGTCTAGAAGGATCAGAAGATTTAAAATATGCCAGAATAGTAGCTAAGCATATCGAATCAAAGCATACTGAAATTGTTGTTTCAGAAGAAGATTTCTTTGCTTTTATTCCAACAGTAATTAAAGATATCGAAAGTTATGATACAACTACGATTCGAGCGAGTGTAGGTAATTTAATGGTTGCACAATATATTTCAGAGAATTCAAATGCAAAAGTAATATTTAATGGGGATGGAAGCGATGAATTGATGGGTGGATATTTATATATGTCTCATGCTCCAGATTGTATTGAATTTGATAAAGAATGCAAACGTTTAATAAAAGAACTACATAAATTTGATGTATTAAGATCCGATAGATCAGTTTCAAGTAGAGGATTAGAGGCGCGAACACCATTTTTAGATAGAGATTTTGTTGCATTTTATTTATCGATTCCAGCAAATCTACGTTATAATAAGAATCAAAAACAAGAAAAATATTTATTTAGAAAAGCATTTGAAAGAGAATACTTACCAAAAGAAATATTATGGAGGAAAAAGGAGGCATTTAGTGATGGAGTAAGTAATCAAACAACTCCATGGTATAAAATAATTGAAACGATGGTAACAAATCAAACTGATATTAAGTATGATCCAAATGCAGAGTATGAGCATAATTCGCCACAATCATTAGAACAATTATATTATAGAACAATTTTTGAACAGAATTATCCAAATCAGGCGCATTTAATTCCGCATTTTTGGATGCCAAAATATATTGATGCAATTGATAGTAGTGCTAGATCATTAGATATTTATGATAATGTAACACCTGAACATGCGAATGAAGAATCTGAAGAATTAGAAGTAACTGAAATGAATAGAGAATGAATAGAATGAAGAGAATGAATATATTAATATAATGAATATATTAATATAATATAGAATGGATCATCCAGATTATTTAGGTTTACAGCGAACCATATTTAGTTTAAAAGATCATAATATAAATTATATTAAACATTTTTTGGGTCTACTGATATATATAGTTATATTCGTACTAATAATTCCATATTTTATAATTGCATATGGTTATTGGAATATTCTATCTGCATATTTCCCAAATTTAGATATGATAGCTACAATTATAGGTTATCATGGTGGACCACTTAATAGTTTTATATGGACCCATTTATATAATCCAAGTGATATAACCTTAACTGGCTATATAACAAGTAATATTATCAATTTACTTGCACTATTAGGAGTAATATTCGTAATAATTAAGTATGCTCAAAAATCCAAGACGATATTTCCGGCGGCAGCACGTGCATCTATAATGTTATTAATGACTTATTTTATTCCAGGTAATTTTATAGTTTATTTAATGAATAAATTTGGAAAATATCTGAATCGATTTTTCTTAAGTAAAACAATAGTGCATTACTTATTGGTATTGGTTGTTGGAGTTTTAACAGCATTAGTATTTATTATATCAGAAGCTATATTAATTGATAATTTTGTACCAGCATTAGCTGAAAGAATGCAGTCTATATATAAAACAATAATTTAGTATATACCAGTAAGAGGCATTTCAATAAAGAATGCTATTAAAATAACAAACCAAAATGTTGGAGTTGTTAAATTTAGATAAGCTAATGTGGCAATAATTAAAGCTACAATGCCATGCATGGTTGCTCTTTTAAGTCTAATTAATTTTGTTGGTGATTTAGATAAAAGATCAAATGCTTCAAATTTAAAAATTGCAAGTATCCATAATATAACAATTGCTATTTCTATAAAATATCCTTTTCGCATAATAAGCTTTTTAACTCGACTAAATTTTTTTAAATTATATATTAAATATAAAGTACTAATAATTAATAATAATAAACTGATATAACCTTCATCATAATTAATTTTCATTATATAATTTAAAAATAATTTAATTTATTATAAATCAAATTATTTAAATATATTTCGGATTCTAACGTTTAAGAGTATTATTTTTTTTGTATGATCTAGCTTTTTTAGTTAATAGTTTAGATTTTGGTTGCAAAAAGACTTGTAATTCAAGTAATAATTCTTTTCCAATCGCAGTATCTTGCTGTTTTACAGCGCGACTTTTTTCAATAAAAGAGAGATCATATCTCTTAATAAATGTCTTAATAAACGCAGTAAATTCCGGTTTATTAGATATAGTTTGTTTATTATATTTATAGAATCGGTCACTCATTTTATCGATAGGAATAGAAACTTTATATGGAACAATATTAATATAGTGTACGTTTGAAGTATCCATATGAGAATGATATAGATCATCAATGAAACATATTTCTGTATTACGAGGTAAATTTGTACTACGTAAAAGATCCGCTAAAGTTTTCTCATGTGTAGTACGAGTTAATTCAACTTGCTTACCATTAACTTTCCATGCTCCAATTATTTTATCAAAGAGTTTATAATTAATTTTTTTTTCAAGATATAAACAGATTTTTTCAGACCATGATTTCGGACCTTGATTATTCGTATATAAGTATACTTTATATCT